TCAGCCATTGGCCGCCTCCTTGTCGATGAACGCCAGCCTCATCCCGGCCTTGGCCAAGATCGCCAGCAAAACTTCCGTCCCCAAGCCTTGGCCCTCCAGCATCGAGGCGACCTCGTCGGCTTTGGCCTCCACCGTCTTGCGGTGGCGATCGGATATCGCGAACGAGCGCGAAATCGTCTTGGTGTCCGAGCCCGCGCCGATGACCATGGCGATGGCTTCGCTGTGCGCTTTGCGGCCTTGCACAGCCACGAAAGCCTCGGCTTCGCGAAAGCGCCGGGCGAACTTGGTCAGCTCCAAGATCGCCGCGTCGATGTGGCGGTCAACCCAGTCGCGAGGCGGCTTCTCGGCCGCCAAACTCAAGATACCTTCAAGCGAGGCCCGGCTTCCGTCAAAGTTGGCCAGGCGCGTCGCGAACGCGTCCAGGCGAAGATCGCCCGAGACGCCGGAGACGGAGCTAGCTCGCTCGCGCAAGGCTTCGAGATCATCGCGGCTCGCGTCGAGCGCATCGAACATCTTGGCTTCGACCTCGCCGAGCATCTTGTTGTAGGCGCCGGCGAGTTCCTGCAGCGGCGCGCGCAAGGCCTTCACATAGGCTTTGCCATCAGCGGCGCTCAGCAGCGAAGCTAGGTCGACGAACAGGACCTTGTGCGGGTCGCTGGCTTTCAAGAGCATGTCGCGCATGTCCTTGGCCTTCTGGCCGAGCCGAGAAGTCCTTCGGGCCCACTCGGGCAGATTGAAGACCATGGCCACCAGGCCGCGCGCGGCTTCAAGCGGGTCGGCAGCCTCGGCGTTTTCGCCAATCTCCGCCAAGAGCGTGGAGATACCTTCGAGGATGCGGTTCTTGTCCTCGTCGATGGCCACCCAGCGCAGGGAGAAGCGATCAGGGTCTTGCAGGCACTCGTCGATGTCGAAGTCGGTGAGCCGGGGCACGAACATCCCGTCCTTGTAGACGGCGACGTTGGCCTTGTGGGCGAGCAGGAACGTCGTGAGGATCACCGGCTGGATGCCCAGCTTCATGCCGAAGGGCGGCGAGCTCCACAGCTCGTAGACCTCATGCGCACCCACGCGGGCGTTAGCATCCGAGAAGAGCGCGCGCGTCGCATCCCACAGCGGTGCGAAGCCCTCGGCGAACCCATCGCCAGGAGGCATGCAGCGCCAGGCTCCGGTAACGTCTTGACGGTGCAGCTCCGTGCTCCGCAGCAGCGTCTCGTAGAGCCCGCGCTCAGCGGGGAAACCCTCGAAGCCAAGGGCCTCTTGGCCTTCGGCATTGATCATCGCGTGCAGCAGGTTGCGGCGCGCCTTCACGCTATTGCTCGACACGCTGTCGCGGTTGACCAGCTCGCTCCACACTGGTGGCGAATGGCTGAACAACTCTTCGGCGAGGATGGATGCCACAGGTGAGAGCTTCGATCCAGGTTCGACGACTTGATCGGTTCCGTTGTGCCACTTCGTGAGCGACACGGCGGTTTGCAATTGGTCCTCAAGGTCAGCGCGTGTGGCGGCCAGGCGCGCGTAAACCTCGCGGCGGGCCACAGCGTCACCCGAGAGCTCGTGGCGATCCTTGACTTGCTCCAAGGCCACCAGCTCCGCGGAGAGCTCAGCGATGCGGGCGTGGTTGGAGGGTATACCCACTATCACCGGCCAGGGACGAAGCTTTGAACAGGCCTGCGCGCGGATGCGCGCCGCCCTCGGGCTCATGCCCTTGCCCGGAAGCGCGAGGATGAAGGTGCCGAACTCGCCCTTCTTGGGCTGGAAGTTGGCGGCGATCTTCTCGGCCTGCTCGATACTGCACAGCGAGAGTTCCATCCAGCGCATGGAGCCCGTCTCGTGATAGTGCCGCTTGGCCACCACGGGGTGCAGGCCCATGAGCTGGGCCAGCCGTGCGTAGTCGATGCCAGGCGAGACGGCCAGGGCTTGGGCGATGGCCGCGTCGATGTCGAAGTCGCTGCCCTCGAACACTGACCAAGCCCCGGTGTAACTCTTGAAGAGCGCGACCTTGAGCGAGCTGAGCTTCTGCAGCGCGGTGTCGAGCTCTTCGGGCGTCTTGTCGTAGAAGAGCGCGGCTACGACCGCCGCGTCAGCCGCCAGGCCCGATCCGTTGCGGAACAGGTCAATGACCGCGATGTTCTTGATCAGCGACACGAGCAAGGCGTCGCCCGTCTTGGCTTCGGCCCGCTCCACCGCCTCGACGGCCTGCGACCAACGATGCCCATCAGGCGAGGCGAGGATCGCGGGCTCCAAGTTCGAGCGCAGGTAGTCCCAGTAATCGCTCGGGCGATACCAGCTCGCTTCTCTTTTGAGCGTCGAGTTCAGGTAGGAGCGGAAGCCATGCGGCTCCACTGACGATAGGAAGCCGAAGGTGCTGCGCTCATTTTGGCCAAACTGCCGCTTAGAGATCGGGCCCAGCAGCGCGGCCATGGCTGGATGCAGCGGCCAGCAGGCCTCTAAGGCCTTGGCGAAGTTCTGCCCCACGGCGGGGCGACGCGCGCGGATCGCCTCTGCGATGGCCTTGGACGCGTCGCGCATCCATGGCGGACGCTCCTTAGCTTCGATCGCGCGGCCGATGAGCTCGACGACTTCGTCGCTCGCGGCGACGAAGGGCAAGTCGACGTAGCGGCCTTGAACTTTGGCCCAGTCGTCGCGGGTGTCGATGCCCAGGCGCGCCGAATACTGAGCGAAGGATTGATGCAGCACGCCGACCACCACCAGGCGGCCTTCGGAGCGGGCGGCGGCCTCGGCGAGCTCTTGGAAGAAGTAAACATCGTCCCCGGAGCCCAGAGCGGAGGCCTCCAAGAACTTGCCCATCTCGTCGATGATGACCAGCACGCCGTCGTGTGGGCGGCTCTTGGCCTCCTCGAAAAGCTCGGCGATCAGCGATTGGGCGCCGGGATTTCTCCGGCCGTCGACGGTCCGGCCCTGCGCGCGCCTGAGCGACGCATGTAGCTCCGCGACGACGCTGCCGCGTCGGCCTACGGCCGGCACGAGCAGCCATCCCTTGCGGACGGGAAACGCCTTGTCGAAGGCGGGCTTGGAGTCCAGTCGCAGCGCATTGCGCGCCTTGGCCCGAAGGTTCTTATCGGGATGTAGCGCGCTTGCCAACGCGACGGCCAAAGAGCTCTTGCCGCCGCCGAAGGGGCCGGTCCAGGTAAAGCAGCGTTGGTTCGTGCCGGAGAGCTGCTTACACATGCCGTCGATCACGGCCGTCGCAGTCGCATGGCAGATGTAGCCGAAGAGGGCGTCCGCGCGACCGATGTCGGCGTCGACGCGGATGGAACGCTGGTATTGGCGCGAGATTTGGACAATGTCCGACAGAGTCGGTTGCTTCTTGTCAGTCATATGAGCGCCTGATCATGTTCTTGATTTCTTCCTTGGACAGGTCCTTGCGGTGGACCTGCCGGAGGCCGGCGGAATCGGTCCACTCGAGCTTGCGTTCTGTGAAGTCGGAGAGGGCAATCAGCCGTTGGGCGATCGACTCCTCGTCAAGCTTGAAGACCCGGCCCGGCGAGCCTTCCGCGTAGGCCACGGTTTCGAAGGCCAACGAGCTTTGGCCCTCGGCCTCACGGTTCCAGAAGTCGACGAGGGCATACGCGAAGATGCCGTCATGCAGCGAAGCCTTCGGACCGCGGCGGAAGGCGTATTGGCCTTTGTGGACCTCTTGCAGAAGGCCCAACTCGCCAAGCAGCGGTTCGGCGAAGTCTTCGGGCGAGCCGCCGGCAGCGCGGGGGGCGTAGCTGCGAAGGCACGTCTCCAAGTCGCGGGAGATCGTCAGGGCAGAGAGGCGGTGCTTCGGGTCGAGCTCGCGGGCGTAGTGCGCCAACGGCTCCTCGAGCTCTTGGCGGGTGAAGGTCGGGGCCGTCACATGGTTGAACAACCAATACCAAGTCGTCGAGCGGAAGCAGCGGCCTGCGAGCTGCCAATGGGCGAGCCATGCCGTCGACGGGCTCTCAGCGTAGGGATCGAGCCCGCCGTCACTCAGGATCTCCTTGGCAAGACCGCGAATGCGGAAACTGTCGCCGTCCGCAAACATTACGCCGCAAGCCAACGCCCAATGGCGGATTGATGCCACCATGTTTTTGCCTACGCCGAAATCTGCTATGGCCTTTTCGTCGGCGAAAGTCGACTTGCGAATCAACCCACCATCGATGGCTTGGTCGAATATCTTCTTCAGCCACATCTGACGCAGCGGAAACGTCTCGTGCCCAGAAAAATGGGCAGGCGTTCCTCGGCTGAGCTTTGAGATGGCACCTTTCATAGTTACAGTTTAACCCGAACTGGTGGATTCCGCCAGTTCGGCCACCTTGGAAAACTGTATAAAGCTACAGTATCCGTTCCGCCCACGGTGGCCGATTGATCATCAAGAGGATGTTCAGCTGAATGTGGTCTCAGGTTTGGCAATTGGGCAGCAACGGTTCCTGCGACGGCGAGAGCGCAAGGCCTGCGGCGGCCGCATCAGGATCTCCGGCGGGGGTGGGTAGCTCGCCTGCGGCGGCAGCGTCGTGCAGGCGCACAAAGCCACGGTTGACAGTGCAAGCAGCGTCGGCTTGAGCAGGGACATAGACAGGAACCTCCTTGATGATGACGTCGCCCTTTTCACGGACGATGCGGACACGGTCGACGTATCGCGTAACCACCTTGACGGTGGCTTGTGCCTGCTGCTCACGTAGGCGAGCTTCTTGCAGTGCCTGCTTTTGAGCAGCAGCATCCCAACGGGCCTGAATGTGCTCGCCCCCTTTGAGCCAGCCCAGGCCAAACAAGGCAGCACACAATGCCGCAATGGCCAGTATCCGGTAAGGCCAGGGAATTACCGTCATGGCAGCCCCTCACCCATGCACTGCCGGTACTCAGCCTCGCGGCGTTTGACCAGGCCACCGCACAAACGCCTGTTCTCTGGCAAGGCGCAGTCCTTTCCCTGGAAGAAGCGCCAGCGGGGCAACTCGGCACAAGCCCCGGCGTAGTCACCGGCATTGAGTTTTCTCACCAGGGTCGATTGGCAGAAGGCACGGCTGCCCACGTTGTAGGAAAAGGAGATGTAGGCGTCGTACTCATGCTGAGCCAGCGGCACCTTGACGCAGTTTTTGAGGGCGCCCTCAAAGCGCTGGACATCGGTCAGTGCCCTGGCCAGCGCCTGAGGCGGCGTGATCGTGTCGCCCAGCTTTACACCTGCGGTGGTGCCGAAGCCGATGGTGGGCACGTCCCCTTTGACCGGGATGACAGCGCGCTCGGTGTAACCCTCGTGCAGCACGATGCCCACCAGGGCAGCTGCCGACAGCGCCAAGGCCGTCACGGAGCGACGCACGGTGGGTGAAGTACGTGGAGATGCGGCTTTGCTCATCGGTGCATCTCCGGTTGGGCCACCAGACGGGCGATGGCTGCCCCGATGCTGGCGCTGAAGGCCAGCAGCACAAACAGGCCACGCGGCAGCATGTCACCAAACAGTGGCACCACCACTTCGGCAGCCGTGAACACCGCTGCCAGCAAGGAAAAGCGGAAGCTCCACGCCCGGCGCGCCACCTTGCGCCAGTCATCGATCAGACTGAAGTTCGGCATGAGGCTCATTGCGCACCTCCCATCAACTTCAGCTTGATGGCCGTGCCCACCACCAGCACCGCCAGAATGCCCGTGGTCATCACCTTGATGGCGGTCTGCCATGCGGTGCGGCGGGCGTCGCGCCAGGCCTCCAGCAAATCGCGCAGCTCGCGGATGTCCTTGGCGGCGTGGCCGTTTTCCAGGCCGAGGTGGGCCAGGCAGCGCTCAGCGCCCCGCTCGGCTGCGCGGTCCAGCAGTTCATCAAAATCCTCACGGCGCAGCAAAAGCATGTTCTCCATGAGGGTGGCAGGCGTTTGTTTGTCGGTCATGGTTTTCTCCAAAAAACAAAACCCGCCCAGCGCGAACTGGACGGGTTTGAGGGTTGAAACAGGATTTGGGGTTGTCGGGTACTAGATTTCGATGACTTCCAGCGGAAGCGCCGGCGCAGGCCCTTCGATCAGCGCATCACGAACAAAGACGTTCTGGCCCAGCTCAGCTTCGCCCCGGGCGCGGATCAGGCCGCCACCGGGCAGCACGACCAGGGCGACACCGGCGCCCACTTCGATCACCGTGCCCGCCTGCAAAGGAGGCTCGGGCAGCAACTGTCGGAATTGCCGGTACAGGTTATGCATGGCTTTGAACCCCCAGGGTTTGCCAGACTTCGGGCAGGCCGACCTCGATGCGCGTGGAGCGCACCAGCCCCAGGCGGGCCACATCGCCATCCTGGTAGGCCACGAATGCACCCGGCTCGATGACTCCGGTTTCGGGCAGCACCGGCAGGCGTAGGCTCACTTCGACCTGCCGCCCCGTGTCGGACAGGATGGCCATGCCACGCTGGCGCGCCGCTGCCGCCTGGGTGATGAGGGCATCGACCACCATGGGCGCAAGCACATCGCCAGCAGTCCCAGATCGGGTGACCTGACCCAGCACGCCGGTTTCCTGCCCCGCCACGAACACACGGTTGTAGGCTGGCTTGTCCACCCAGCGCAGGGATTCCCGCGCCACCGTATCCACCGGCAGCACGAAGTCCGGCGTCACCTCGTTCCACCAGCGCCAGGGCACGACCGGATAGCGGTGGCGCACACGCAGAATCTTCTCGGACGGATGCGGCAGCAGGTAGCCGCCCGCCGTACCGACGATGGTGTTCAACGCCTCGATCCAGGTGCCCTGCTTGGCGAATACGCCTGCGGGCACCAACCAGTCGGTCAGCGCCCAATCCACCGTCCACCCCAGCGGGATGCCGTTGATGGTCAACACGTCCTCCATCAACTGCTGCGCGCTGCGCGCCTCGGTGTTGGCGAAATTCATGACCGGCGCGTAGGGGGCGGCCAGCGCCGCGCTGCGGCCGCGTCCGGTGATGCGGATGCTGGCGTCGCCAAACACGCGCTCGCGGCTCAGGTTCTCGGCAAGAACGTGGAAGGCGGTACCGTTGACCGTGGCGATCAACTCGACCGGCGCAGCGCCTTCCTCGGGCACAACCAGCGATTCAGCAGTCACGGGCAGCGTGGCATCGAAGCCCCACGCCCAGGAATCGGTATCCAGCGACAGCGACAGGCCCAGCACCGGCGCGGGCGTGCCGTCTGGCCATCGGGTCAGCGTCACCTCATTGATCACGAAATACACCCTCCGGTTGGGAACGAGCACCGACCCGGCTTCCGGATAGTCGTGGTGCTCGCAGACAAACAACAGATCGCCGTTGGTGGCGGCGTCCTCGGTGAACAGCAGATGCGCGTTCGGCAGGTAGCAGGCTGGCTCCTCTGGCGGCACGAACGGCACCCGCGGATGGCGACCCGGCAGCGGGCGCATCGCCGCCTGCCAAAGCGAGGCCCACCAGCGGCGCAGATAGCCCGCACTGCGGATGCCCTCACTGTGGAAGTGCCCGCCGTGCCGCCGCGCCTCCTGGTAGCGGGAGATGGCAGCAAAACGGCGGTCACGCCATGTGTCCTGATGGCCGATGGCCCAGCGCAGCCACTCGGCACGGATGGCTTCCTCGAAGGCAGAAACACGCGCCGTGCGCAGCCGGATGGCGTCGGCGTGACCCACGCGCCCACTGGTTTGCACGGGCACGGCCTCTTGATGCCGCGACCGGCTGGACACCGGCGCACGCACACGCGTGCTGTGGCGTCGAAACTCCACGCCAGCCACCTGTGAGGCAGCCGCCTGCCACGGAGCGCGTGTGGGCGAATGTTCGTGCGCAGTGGCCTCGCGCCGATCCTCGACCCCGGCACTGTGTTCGACCGCGTGCTGCCAACGGGTGATGCTCTGCCCGATCACCGGGCGCACGACGTAGGACTGGTAGCGCGCCTCGGCCACCATTGCCAGCGACGGGAAGGCTCCCGTCAGTGCCGCTTCCGTCAGCGGAACGGCCTGCGCTGCAAACGCCAGCGCGGGCAGCGTCCCATTCAGCGCCGCATGGGCGCTCGGGATCGCGGTGGCGGTAAAGCTCAGTTCCGGCAGCGTCGCGGCGAGGATGACATCGCCGGGTTCGCTCATGGACTACCCCAGCAGGCCGGACACGATGCGGGTGTAGCCCCCGGCGTACAGCGTGGTCGATGGCAGGCGCAACTCGCCCGTGCCGTCCAGATCGGACACATCGCAGTCCCACGCCAGCGCGCCGTCACCATTGACGATACGCGCCCACGTCGCCACGCCGCTGGTTTCGATCAACGCCTCGTCGGTAGGCGTAATGCTCAAGAGGCCATCCTCGACATCACCGATGGGCTCGACGAGCACGATGGTTGCCAGCAAGTCGCCGCTTGGGGGCGCGCCCAAGGCCGGACGCACGCCGCTGTAAATCCGCACGCTGGCGTTCTGCGAACCAATGGCGAGGAAGTTGACGACGGCGTTGAGGCGGTAGTCGTTGAGTTCAGTCGAAATCTGGATCACGGAAGCATCTCCCTCATGGGCTGCGCGCGCAGGTTGTCGGCAACGACCGCACGGTGCTGGTGTTCGTGGTCGAAGGCGATGACGAGGTAACGCGGCGCGGCGTCGATGTGGTCGAACGAATACGCGCCGCTGGCCGCATCGCTCCAGGTCTCGCGCACCACGGTGTAGGTGGCTTCGTCGATCAGCAGCACGCGCCGCCGCAAGGGCTCATCGGCGATCACGCCTCTCACGCGGTGCTTTACCGTGCCTGCGATGCGGTGGTCGCCGTGGTAGTAGTGGTTGCGCTTGCCCAGCAGCTGGCGCAAGGCGCGGTGCTGGTAGCCCTCCATCGCCGCATTACGCGGAACGAGGATGCGATGCGCCAGCGCGACGGGCAAACACCGTTGCACGGGAGTGGGCGCATCCTCCAGCACGCTCGGTGCATCACCTGCCACGCGATGCAGGCGCAGCGTGATGCCGTAGCCGAAGATGCAGGGGCGTAGAGACGCATACCACCGCTTGGTATCGCGCCAGACGACCTCGCCATCGACCGACAGTTGCAGTAGCCACACGCCCAGTTGAACTTGGCGCTTCACGTCCAGCCGGAGTGTGCGGCGCGCACCGGCCACGGCCCAACCCGCCCACGCTTGGGCGATGCGCTCGTGTTCGGCACCACCACTTGCCCAGTACGAGTGCGTCCAGTGGTGGTTGAAGACGCACAGGCGATGCCCTTCGTAGGTTGCCATCCCCGTCCACAACCAGAACCCGAAGTGCGGCGGTGTGTAGGACGCTTCGACGATCTCCACGTCCATCTCGAACCAGAAGTCGGTGGACAGCGGCGCATCCGTCAGCCGCCAGTAGTTCTGGGCGTTGTTGAACACCAGGTCAGCCGCCTGTTGCCCCGCGTTCCACGTTGCGGTGATGCCACCACCACCGCCGTTGCTGGCGAAGCCGGGTGGAATGCCGGTGGCGAAGTTCTCCTCGAACGGATAAGCCATCGCTCACGGCCTCCAAGGCCCGGTGATGTCGAAACAAAAGCCACAGCTGTTGGCTTCACTCGAGTACGAACTGACGGTCACATAGAGGAACTTGCGATCCTCGTAGCCGATGACGTTGTCGATCTTCGTCAGATGGCCGTAAGGCTGGTTCTGATGCACCCAGAACATCCCCGGCAAAGTGCCGCGCAAATGACCGCCACTGGTTTCGCGCAGGTAAATCGGATGCAGGATCAGGCCGTAGTCCGGGCCATTGGGAAATGGGATGGCTCCAGAACGCCCGGAGATGTTCTGGTTATTGCCGTCGTTCAGGGACAGCATCCCCAATCGGCAGTTGCCGCCGATGCCCGTGTAGTCGCGCATACAGATCTTGCCGGTGGTGTCCTGCGCATAGGCCGAGTACGCATCCTGCCAGGGATAACTTCCGCCGGTGTAGTTGGCCTGCTGGTAGCGCTCCGAGGCGATCAGATAGGACGCGAAGTTGTCGCCGGGTTTGTAGCTGTCGAAGTCGGTGAAGGCGTGCAGCACGCGCCAATCGCCCGAATAGCCCGACGAGTTGAAAAGGAAGAATCCCCGGTCATCGCCGATCAGCACCCAGCTTCGGCCCCAGTTGCCGTTGTCACCGGACGTCTCGGCATAGGAATGCCGCGCGTAGTACCACTTGAACCATCCCGTGTACATCGTCGCGCCACTGCCGGTTGGCACTTCATTGCGCGTCGGCGCACCGGGGGTGAACGGCGCTTGCGCACCCACGAAGGTGTCGATGTCGGCCATCCCTTCAGCGATGGTCACGCGGGCGAATTTGGCCCAGGTCGTTGTGTAGCCTGTGGGCAGGCTGTCGTCCACGCGCAGGTAGTGTCGGTTCGACAAGGGATTCGGACTGCGGTAGGCGCGCTTGTTGGTGCCGGTAAAGGCGATCTCGAAGCCCAGCGGCGCGATCTTCATCGTGATGCCGGTTTGCGTGGTCGCGGGTGACGCGGGCTCGCCTTCGATACGGAAGCTCACCGTGGTGGATGTGATCGCGGTGACCGTGAACTCGCCGTTGTAGGACGGCTGGTCACAACCCTCCATTAGCACCACCTGATCGACCAGAAAGCCGTGGCCAGAGCCAATGGTGGCAGTGGCCACATCGCCCGTGCGGGTGAGCGCCGTCACGGTTTTCAGGTTGAACCCGGTGACGAGGCAGGCATCGAGCAGCGCCGTGAGGCTTCCCCAGTTGTTGGTGAGCACCGGTGCGCCTGCAAAGCCCTGGTGCATCCATTTGACCTTGTTGCTCATCACGTTCTCCTCAAGGGCGATCCACGTCGCCGCGCACCAGCAGGGTGAAGGCGTCATTGGTGACGGTTTCCGGGCCTTGCTGGATGGTGCGCACCACCCACACCGGAAACAGCGCGCCCGTGGTGTTGAAGCGCAGCACGTTGCCTGTGGCCCAGCCCGAGCCCCAACCGACGGCGGCCAGGGTGAAGTACGGCTTGCCGGTGGCCGGATTGATGGGGGCGATGTCGCTGCCCGTGGTGCCGGTGGCGATCACGCCGACGTGTTCGCCGATAACGTTGAACGAGGTCGCGTTGGTGAACTGGATCGCCCAGCGTTCGGTGATCGCCCCGGCGTTGGTGACCACGATGGGGGCCAGCACGTCGTTGTAGGTGGCGGTGGCCGCAGCGCCTTGAATCGCATCCAGAAAGCTGCCGTTCCAGCTGGCCTGATCGAACAGATTGGAGACATAGGCGCGCAGATCGCCCGACACCAGGGCCGAGGACACATGCGAGCCGACCGGGTAGTCGTGGGTGATCTGGCGCGTGAAGGTCAGCCGCCCGGAAATCTGCACGTCTGACACCTGAGCCATGTCTTCGATGCGGTGCTCGACGGTAACCGGCTGCACCAGGCCGGTGACCACACCGAAGGTGACGGTTCCCGCTTCCAAATCGGCGGTGTAGTCAGTGGTCACGACTTCTCCGTTGCCATCCAGCACCCGCACACGCGAGAGGCGCTGACGACCGCAGTCCACCACCTGTCCGCTGGTGGCCGTGAACGGCCCCACGGTGGCGGTGTGGCCGATCACCGCGAAGTCGCCCGCTCTAAAAATCGGCACCCGCCCGTCCTGAGGCAACCTCACCGGGTCGAGACCGATGATGTCGGCATCCAGCGGCAGATAGGAATACGCGACGGCGTTGTACTTGATGGTGTCGGCGAACACCGGCACCGGCTTGAAGATCTTGGCCACGCCGTCGATGGTGACCACGGCATCCGGGTCGTACCAGCTTTGCCCTTCGTTGCCCGCTGCCACCACCCACGCGCCGAAGCGCACACGCACCACGCCGGTTTCGTAGTCGATGGAGCCGATCACGTCGGTGCCGGTGATGTCGCCATTGTTGTTGGCGCTGACGTTGATGGTGCCGCCGCTCAGTCGCGTGGCGAGGATTTGCAGGCTGGACGGACGTACCGGAGACGCAGGAACGCGGAAGGTCACCTCATCCACCGGCGTGCCATCCAGCGTGGTCAGCAAAGAGCGCAGTGCCACTGCGTTTGCGGCGGCGGGAACCCACGCCGTGATGTTGGCCGCGCCGGTGGCGTAGTTGATCTGTCCGGCCAGCGTCGCTGCGCCCGTCACCGGATCGAGGTCGTAGTACAGGCTGCCCAGCCGGTCGAAGTAGGTCTTGCCGCCCAGCGAGAAACAGACGCTGCCGGGGACGATGTTCTCGGCAAAGGTGGGTGTCAGGTCGATGGCCAGCGCGCCCGCCGTGAAGTTGTCATTCGTGGCATTGGATGCACCCGCTGCCCGGTAACGCACCTTGGCCCAGCCGGTGTCGTCGATGGGCATCGACGCGCCCGCGGGGATGTACTCCCAATGCGAGAACAGGTTGCGGTACACCGGCAACACCCTGCCGTCGGTGCGTGTCCAGCCGATCTGGGTGACGTTGTAGCGCGCCACCGGGATGCGCACCGTGGTGTCGGGCGTGAAGTGAACGACGCCAGTGGCGTAGTTCACCGTCCCGAAAGCCATTCCCTGCGGATCGCGCAGCACGCCCAGCCCGTCGTCCTTGACGATCTTGATCGGGTCGATCCGCGCGATCAGTTGCAGTTCGGCCGGGGTGGTGGAGATGTACTCATACAGGTCGATGAGCAGGTTCCACTCCAGTTCCACCGTGCCCGGAATCAGGCCGTCGAAATCCACCTCCACATCGATGCTGCCGTCGCCATTGCGCAGCGGGGCATGGAACTCCTCCTCGCTGGGCGGCCCCCAGGTGTAGGCCACGCTGTAGGTCTGGCCGCCTGCAGGCAGCACGGTCGGCGTGATCTGGATCAGGCCGGTCTGGTAGTTGATGCTGCCGCTGGCATGGCCGCTGATCGTGCCCTTGCCGTCATCGGTGGCGCTGCGCGCCGTGCCATCGTTCCAGGTGATCGTCACCGACCCCGGCGTGACACCCGCATGGGTCAGTTGCAGGGCCACCGACGGCGGTGCGATGGCGCTGGATGCGCGGTTGAAGTAGTTGGCCTTGCCACCCCACGCATAGACGATATCGCTGCCCACATCAGGCAGAGCGCCCAAGGTGACCGCCACCGTGCCGGTGGTGTAGCTCACCGTGCCGACGCCGTACTCTGGGCTGACGCCCTTGAGCACCCCCGCGCCGTTGTCGCGCAGGTCGTACCACTTGCCCTGCGCGCGGTAGCTCACCTGCAGGGTGCCCGGTGCCGGACTGGGCACGATGGTCAGAATGTAGTTGTAGGAACGGCTCTCGATATCCACCCGCACACCCGCCGTATCGGCCACGCGGATCGGCGCGGCAGCAGGCCGGAAGCTGATGGTCTTGGTGCCCGAGTAGGTCGGCGCGCTGGAAGCCAGCGTGATCTGGCCGCGCCCGTAGTTGACGGTGCCGACCACGGTCGCGCCCGATACCAGATCGCCACCGTTGTCGGTGAGCGTTGCACCGCTGACGCTGATGGACAGCGTACCGGGCTGGATGGCATTACCCACCGACAGCACGGTCGAGGCGTTGAAAGCGGCCGCCGTGGTGTAGGACACCGTGCCGTTGTCCGATTCGATCAGGGTTTCCGAAGTGCCGCCTGCGGTGAGGTCGAGCAGCGGTGTCTCGGTCTGGGCCGAGGGCACCAATTGGGTGAACACGCTGCCGACGCTGGCGGCCACATCCCCGATGGCGACCGGCTGGGTGGTCTTGACCACGCCACAGTACTTGGCGGCATCGGCCACCACGGTGTCGCGCGTCCGGGTCTTGCCGTTGGCCATCGTGAACAGGCGATCCGGCGGCGAGCCGGGGAAGTCGTAGCGCAGCGCATCGGACAGGTCGCAACTCACCACCACCGCCTGATAGTCCTGGATGCCGCTGCCCGTGCCGTAGCTGAAGGTGCGGGTTTCCGATTCGATGCGGGTGATGCGCACGTACTGCGCATACTCGTTGGCCAGCCCCTCGTTCATCACCAGGAACAGGGTTTTGCCGATGGTCGGCAGTTCTGCCCCTACGCGCTGGAACAACTGGATGCTGCGCTGGCCCGCGATGTGGTTCTCCAGCAGATAGCCGTTCCACATCGACCCCTTGTTGAGTTAGGCCTCGATGCGGTCGCGCGCCTGCGTGCGGCGGTCGAACACCTCCTGGGTGGAGAAGATGGTCACCGCCACCCGTGGATCGCTGGGCGGGTCGGAGACGATGACGTTGCCGCCCAGATAGGTGTCGGTGGTGTCGGTCTGGATGCTGGCGAACACTTTGCGCAGATTCACGCGGCCACCCGCGCGATCCAGTTCCGAGATGTCGTTGAACAGCGAGTTGCTCGCGCCATCGACGATGACGTTGGCGGTGGGCGCGCCGCCGCCTTCTGCGACGTCGTCCATCACCTGACTGGCGACCAGCTTCACGTCGCCTGCAAGAATGGGCATTGGGATTCTCCCTTGGGTCAGATCTGCATCAACCGCAAGGTGATGCGGTAGAAATCGGTGTCGGCCTGTGCCGGAAAGCCCAGCACGGGTTCGGCTTCGATGGCGGCTTCTTGATGGCGGAAGGCCACGGTGAACACGCGCGCATCGCGCAAAGTCAGCTCGAAGCGGCCACTGCTCGCCGTCAGCGGTGCGGCAGCCCAGCCGTGCAACTGGTTCACGGCTGCGCGCGTCACCCAAGCCATGTCGGAAGGCCCGACCAGCGTGATCGGGCGACCTGCCTGCTTTGTTGCCGACTGCACCAGCAGCGCGCCAGTGAGCAGGTAGGACACGGAGGCGACGGCGGGCGACCACGCGTGTTCGTCCGTCCACAGCAGGTCGTCCGGCAATGGCAGGGCCACCCCGGTGGCGAGGTTTTTGAGGTGCATGGGGTTTTTCCTTTTGTCGGACGTGCGGGTTGGCTCGCCCATTTGCTGTCAATTTTGTAAAATGCAGTCAATGACAGCATTCAAAGGAGTCGTGCCATGGCTGTATTGACCGTCCGCAACCTGCCCGATGAAGTGCACCGCGCCTTGCGCGTGCGTGCGGCTGAGCACGGGCGCAGCACCGAGGCAGAGGTGCGCACCATCCTGGAAGAAGCCGTCAAACCGCAGGCACGCTTGAAGCTCGGCAGCCTGCTGTCTGATATCGGCAGGGAAGTTCACCTCACCGATGAACTGGTCGATCTCATCAACGACCGGGATCGCTCACCTCCACGCGAGATCAGCTTCGAATGATCCTGCTCGATACCAACGTAATTTCCGAGCCGCTGCGCGTCGCACCCGACGCCCGCGTGCTGGCTTGGCTGGATGCACAGCCCGTCGAAACGCTTTACCTCTCGGCCATCACCGTTGCCGAGTTGCGTGTGGGTATCGCCCGAATGCCCGAAGGCAAAAACCGCAACCGCCTGCGTGATCGAATCGAAGCCGAGGTATTGCCACGGTTTTCCGGGCGGATATTGACCTTCGATCTGGCGGCGACGCAGCCGTATGCCGATCTCATGACCCGCGCACGTGCCGCAGGTGTAGTCATTGGCAACTACGACGGTTGCATCGCCGCCATTGCCTTGGCAAGCGGCATGGTCGTGGCCAGCCGCGACACCACGCCATTCAAAGCAGCAGGGGTGACCGTGATCGACCCTTGGCAGGCAGACCTGTAAAGCAGCATCAATTCACGCCGTGCGGGCACGTGCCGCATCCAGCATTTGCAGCAACCGCGCCTCATCGCGCGCGTCGATGGCCGCACTCACCTGCCTGCTGCCCGCCGCCAACTCCACGCGCACGGTGCGCGTCGGGGTGCTGTCGGGCACAGACGGGCGCGGCAATGGACTGGCAGCAGGCTCCACCAAGCCACCGCTGGCAAAGCCCTGCACGCGGGCCAGGGTCTGGCTGGCCAGAGCCTGGGCTGGGGCTTTCAGGCTGTTGATGGCCTCAAAAAACCCCACACCCAGACGCGCCACGGCATCGCGCCTGACCACGTACTCGCCCGGCGTCAGCATGGCCGGCACGGTGTCGGACCGGGACAGTCCCCCGAGCCGGTAAAACTGACCCTGGTTCTGCTCCATGTAGTCGATTAGCTCGCGCTCCAGGTCTTTTCCCCAGAGCAGCGGCTGCGCCATGGCCTGTCGCCAGTTGTGTCGGATGCGCTCCAGGCGCTGGCGCTCGTTGCCCGTGAGCTGTTTGCGGTCGATGAACTCCTCCAGAGACCGGCGATCGGCCTGCGCCTTCTGGCCCCAATACCGCATCGTGTCGGCCTTCATGTTCAAGCCCACTGACGCACCGTATTTCCAGCGCAGCCAGCTCGTGTACTCGTTCATGCCCTGCATGCCCAGCTCGATCATCTTCAGGGCCTCGGCCACTTCCCGGTTGCGCTTGGGCCGGTTGTCTGTGTCACCGCCTGCATGAGCGCCCACATGCCCACCCGTGGCAAAGCGCGCCACACCGTTGGCCAGGCGGGCCAGCCGGGCTGCACCGTACTTTTGCACGGCGGCCTTGCGCAGCACGAAAGACCCGGCATCGAGCGTGCGCGGCACCGTGTCGTGATGACCTGAGCCGGGCACGGTGCCGCTGCTCATGCGCGGAAAGGCTGCCGCCACCGCACCGCCCTCGGCAAACTTCTGCACCCCTGCGCCCGCCAGGCCCCCGGTGACATTGGTTTCCACCTTTTTCACGTAGATGGTGTGAGTGCTGCTGGTGTGTATCCCGTTGAGGCTCATCACCTCGGCGCGGGCGGCATCGGCATTGTGGGCCACGTGGTGGCGAGACTCCGTCTGGATGCGGTCCAGTGCCCTGAGCATGCCGTCCACGTTGGTGATGGCGGCCTGGGCTTTTTCGGTGGCGACTTTGAGCTCGAACTTGGCGTTCTGATCGGCGTAGGTCTTGAGCCGATCCAGTGCATCGCGCGCCTTGCTGACGTCCGCATCGACCGGCAGGGTCTTGCCTTCCTTGAGCAGCTGCTCGTACTCCTTGAGCTTTTGCTCCGCTTCCTGCAGATCGGCCTGGATCTGCAGCAGGTACTCCTTCTCGGCCAGGGACTTGTCCAGATCGGCCAGGGCCTGATGGAAGCGCGCCGTGTCGGCATCGAGCGTGAGCTTCAGTCCGTCCTGCAGCTTGGCCGTGATGTCGTCGATCTGGCGGGTGGTTTCAGCCAGGGTGCGGCCGATTTCGTCGCGGGCCGAGAGCGCCGAACGCGCTGCGTTCTGGTGTGCCTTGCTTTCCGCGTCCAGCGCCTGATTGAGAATCTCCTCGGACTGGCGGATGCGGTCGATGGCCTCGACCACCCCCTGCTTGCCCTGGGCGATCTGCGCATCGGCCTCCCGGGCTTTCTGGGCCATTTCGGCGCGCAGCTGATCGGCCTGCCGCATCAGATCACTGGCCTGCTGGTATTCCTGCTTGCGGTGGGCCTCGCGCGCCTGCGCCTCCAGCTGCAGGGCCTGCGACACCGCCTGCTCGGACTGCTTGTGCGCCTCCGCCGCCCGCTTGGCCTCGCTGGTCTGGCTGTTGGCCACCTGGGCGGCCAAGTCCATGGCTTTCTGGGCCAGTTGCCGTGCCAGTTCCAGATCGCCATCGGCCAGCGCACGACGTGCCTGGGCCTGCATCTCGGCAATCTGACGCTTGCGATCCTCGGTCGCCTCATATTCCGTCATGCCCTGACGGCGGATGTCGCGGATGCGCTCCTCCGTGGACATGGACAGCTGACGCTTGGCCTCCTCGATGCGCTGCACCTCCGCCAGATGGCGGTTGGCCTCGGCATTGAGGGCATCGATGTGCTGACGGTATTCGGTCAGCGCCTGCATCAGGGTCTGGCGCTTGGTGGCCAGGATGTCGTTCTCGACACGCTACACGTTGGCCCGGCGCTCGTCCTCGGTCTGCCCTTGACGGGCGGCGGCATCCCTGCGCGCTTGCGTCTCCTGATCGATCAGGCCCAGCGTTTCAGTCGTGGCCTGGCGGCGCAAGGTGACCTGCTGGGTCAGCGCCTCAGTGAGCAGCTGCGTGGACTTGGTGATGCGGGCGGCTTCGGACTGCTGGGTGCGCTCCAGTTCGGCTTTTTCCTGCTCGTAGCGGGTTTTGACGGCCTGCACCTGCTGCGCCAGATGGGCTTCGACGATGGCGCTCAGCCCCTTGTAGGCATCGGCCATCTTGGCGGTGGCATCGCTCACCACGCCCTGCGCCTTGCCCACAGACTGCTCGACTTCACCCAGACGGCCCTTGAGTTTTTCCAGGGCGGTGTGCACCGCCTCGACGCCCCGACCCACGGCTTCCTGTGTACCCTGGCGCACGGCCTCGAGCCGCTTGGCGATTTCCTCGGCGGCGCTGGCGGCCGTGTTCATCGCGCCTGTGACGGCAGTGGCGCCCTCGCCGGCATCGGCATACATCTCCGAGAAGATGCGCTTCATCTCCGCCAGCCGCTCCTCATGGCGCTGGGTGGCCTCGGCAATGGTGTCGGACGTAAAAACCGCCGCAAGCACTTCCCACTTGTAGCGCAGGTACTCGATGCCGGTGGCCAGCACCTGCACCATGAGGATGCCGGCCTTGCGCACGACGGCGAACTTCTCCGAGAGCCAGGTGCCGATCTCCCAACCGATGATGGCCGCGCTCAGCACGCCGAAGGCCACGCGCAGCTTGCCCACTGTGGCAATCGCATTGGACACCGACAGATTGGCCGTGGCCCATGCCGCCGCCGTGGCGTTGGCGGCCGTAACGGCAGCTGCACCCGCTGTTTGCCAGGCGGTGATGAGTGCCGGAATCAGGCGGTAGATCAACACCGCCAGCCCGACCTGGGCAATGCGGCTGAGCCACTCCATCACGGTGTCCAGGTTTTCTGAGAGCCAGGTCAGGGCCTCGGCCAGCTTTTTGGTGAAACCCGTGGATTCGTCCAGACGGCTGATCCACTGCCCAAAGGCGTTCGACAGGCGCGTGAAGGCCTGACCGACGGTCATGGGCAGCTGGGCGTACTCGGCGGCCAGCTTGTCCTTCTGGCTCATCAGGGCATTGACCACCACATCGGCGGTCAGCCGACCTTCCTCAGCCAGCTTGCGCAGCCGTCCGATGGGCACGTTCAGACCATCGGCCAGGGCCTTGGCCAGACGCGGGCTGTTCTCGACGACGGAGTTGAACTCCTCGCCGCGCAGCACGCCAGCAGACAAGGCCTGACCGAACTGCAGCAGCGCCGACTGCGCCTCGGTGGCCGAGGCGCCCGAGATACGCAGGGCCTGCGAGATGCTCTCGGTGATGGTGAGCGCATCTTCCTGCTCGCCGCCCAACATCCGCACCGCCTGCTGGAGCTTGCCGTAGAGCGTGGCGGTTTCCTGAATCGGCACGCCAATGCGCTGCGCAATGGCGAACAGTTCCTTCTGCGCGACCGTGTACTCGCGGCTGCCTGCGGTGGCCAGCTTCAGGCGCGCGGACATCATGTTCCACGCGTCGGCGATCTGGACGATCTCACGCGCCTTGCCCGCCGCCCAATTGATCGAGAGGAAGGCCAGCAGCTGCGTCCTGGCCTTGGCGACCTGCTCACCAAAGGCGTTCATGCCCGCCTTGACCTCAGCCATCCCGGCGGCGGCCTTGCTGCCGGCACTCTTGGCGCTTGCACTGAAGCCGCCCAGGCTGCGCTCGGCGGACGTGATGGCGCGCTTGAGCCCCTCGTCTGCGCCTTCGAGCGCCACGAGGATGGAGATTCGTTTGGACATGCGTTTCAGGTCTCGATAAAATTCAGACTCAACAAGTCAGACTTATCAGATCTTTTGGAGTGAACCCATGCAAACATGGCAAATGCAAGCCGCTAAAGCGCGGTTCTCGGAATTGGTGAAACACGCTGCCCAGGAGGGCCCGCAGGACATCACCCTGCACGGCAAATCTGTGGCCGTGGTGCTCTCGCGCGAACTGTTCGACCGCCTGTCGGGTGGCGAGCAATCGCTGGTGGACTTCATGCGCGCTTCGCCGCTGGCCGGGCACGAGGAGATCGACTTCGAGCGTGACCGGGGCCCCGGCAGCCTTCCGCGCGAGGTGTCGTTTTGAGCTACCTGATCGACACCAATGTCATGTTCGAGCTGCGCAAGCGCCAGGCCGATGCCAACCTGGTGGCTTGGATGCAGGCCCGTCCACGCGAGTCGCTGTACCTGTCCGTGCTGAGCCTGGGCGAAATCCGCAAGGGCATCGAAGGCGTGGCCGACGCGGCCTTTCGGCAAACGCTGACGGACTGGCTGGAAGTGGATCTGCCCAAATACTTCCTGGGCCGCGTGCTGGGGGTGGATGCGCAGATTGCCGACCGCTGGGGCCGCTTGCAGGCCAGCGCAGGCCGCACGCTGCCGGTGGTGGATGCCATGCTGGCCGCCACCGCCTTGCAGCACGACCTGACCCTGGTCACGCGCAACGTCAAAGACTTCGAAGGTCTGGGTGTGCAGTTGGTCAACCCGTGGCAGGACTGAAGCTCAGTCGATCATGCGCAGCGCCTTTTCGATGGCCGCACTCAAGCGCGGAATATGGGCCGCCACGATGCGCTCCACATTCAGACGTCGCCGCAGCTGCACACGCGGCACCAGCACAGCAATGGGCACATCGGCCCCACGCTTGATCTTCTTGACACCTGCTGCCTGGCGGTAGCGACGCTTGAAGCCCGCCAAGGGGCGCTCATGCTCTTTGATGTTTTCCGCCATCAGCACGATGTTCCCCTTGGCGTTCTTGATGAAATAGGCATTGCCGCCGCGCATCAGCTCCGTGATCTGCGCTTTGAAACGCTTGCGGCCCACGCGCCCGTGCAGCGGAATCAGCATCCGGCCCTGAATACGGCCACCACGCTCATGCATACCAGACCAAGGGATGCGCGAGCCCACATAGAGCGCAGGCAGGCGCTGAAAACCCGGCCTTCTGTTCTTGTCCAGCACCTTGGCGGTGAAGCCTTTGAGGAAGGACTTTTTCACCACCTTCATCTGACCTGCGACGTGGTTGCGCACGGTCTGTTTCAGGTCAGCCGCCTCGCTGGCCATGCCGCGCGCCACCGCTTTTCTGGCCTTGGCGCGGTACTCACCGCCCCAGCGGCGCAGTTGCGCACCTGCGGCCTTGCTATCGATGCGAACAGAGATGCGCATGGGCGTTCAGCCTGTCGAGGGTTTGGTCCAGATGGCCTGCCTGGCTGCGCACACCAATGGCGATCAGCGACAGCAGCCGGGCATCGCGCGCCGCATCCTGGCGCGTTGTGACCGCCACGAAGCCGCGCAACTGCGCCAGGGTGTAGTCCAGAATGTCCGGCAGGCGGTGGCCGTGGGCGATCAGGTGCTGGATGGTGTCGAACCAGTCCCCTTCATGGCCTGCTCGTTCACCTGTTCTTCCACCTGCGCGAACAACACGCCCAGCTCCTGGTTCAGACGCGGCATCACCTTGCGGGTAAAAAAATCCGCGTTCACCTCGATCACCTTGGCCGCCAGCACGATGGCTTCATCGGCATCCAGGGCGTCGATCCAGGTGCGTGGCTTGCCCGTGGCAATCGACACCGCCGTCAGCAGCGCATCGCCATGCATCCCGAACAGCTCCAGCCAGTCGATGTGATCGCGGGCCAGCTGCTGCATCATGGGCGAGATGGCCCGCACAAAAGCCGGCATCTGCCCCACCTTCAGCGGCAGGATGTGCAGCGTCTCACCGGCGAGGGTGACTTCCGCACCCTGGGGCACGAGTGTGTCCAGATCGTTCATGAGCGCCTCCCTCACAGCTGCACGATGCGGCCGAACTGGCCCAGAACGGCATCGAAGGGTTTGGTGTTGTCCGCCAGCAGCGAGCCTTCCAGCTCGAACTTGTTGTACTCGTCCGAGATGAAGGAGATCTCTTTGAGCGGATCGAAGGCCACGCGGTACAACTCGACCAGCACCTTGGCATTGCCTTGGGCGGTGTTGATGCCTTCCAGGCGCAGGTAACGCTCAGGCAGGGCCTGCGTGAAGATACCGATCTCGGTGGCTCCGCCGTAGGTGTAGGCCGCCTTGAAGGGCGCGGTGAAGCCGCTGATGTCCAGAAACTGCAGCGAGCCGAAGTCCGTGTCCACCGTGTAGTGCATGCCTGCGGTGAGCGTGGCGGGCGAGCCTGCCGAGTCGGTGACGACCACCGCCGCCACCTTGGGATGGGCGAAGAAGTACCGGTCACCCACCACCGGGGTGTCGCCGCCGATGGTTTCCGCCGTCACCGAACCACTGCTGCCGGTGACGTGGTTGCCGTAGAGCGCCAGGGCCAGGTTCTCTTTGGTGAACTCCTCGATGGTGAGGTTCAGGGTGGCCGACTTCTGTTTGACCATACGGTGGTCGAGCGAGCGCTGCCCGGTCTGGCTTTCGTAATGCTCCAGCACCTCGGTCTTGAGGGATAGCTTGAGCTCGGCCACGTTACCGGGCGAGCGCACTTCGATGGGCAGGCCGTTGGCATCGCGTTTGCCAAGAAAAACCCGCCCTTGAAAACTGGCGTAAGTGCTCATGATCTGGATTCCTTGCGTGTCGGGGTTTTGAGAGAAGTGGAAGTGGTGGTGGCAGGAGCGGCTGAGACATCTGCTTGTGGCTGCGGCCCGGGCTGCTCTTTCGTGCCCTGGCGCGCAATGCCCTGGGCGATCAGCCAGCCGGCCACGCCTGCATCCACGGCAAGCTGCGCGCCTGCCGGGTAGTGGCGGCCCGCATGGGTGTGCGGGTGTGTCAGAACGACGGTGGTTTCATCCTTGGGGTTCATGGTGTTCATCCGGTAATGGAAAGATCGGTATCGAGCGTTCGGTAGCTGATGCAGTAGCGCGCTGGAATGGCGGCAGCCACGGCGTCGGCGTCCTCCACGTCCCAATCGCAGTCCTGCTCGCGGATGCCCAGGGCCAGGCCGCCCAGGTTGCGGTCGGCCATCAGGGCGGCATGGGCGGCGGTCAGGATCAAATCGGCCTGGGTTTCCGGGGCGGCAGGCGGCACGGCGCGGGCCAGCGCCACCAGGCGCACCGTCAGCTCGCGGGTCACGCGGTCGTTGGCGCGCTCACTGATCTGCTCTGCCTCCGGAAACACCACCAGCGCCGGGGACTGCTCCCGGCCGATAGCCACTGTGGGCGAGCGATGCAGCGTGGCCCCGAGCGCCATCACCGGCGCTCGGACAGCCGCCAGCACCGCGAGCAGGATTTGTTCGCGGATCGAAGGGGTGGCCATGGTTCAAAGCCTCGTGAGACTGGCGCGGACTTCCGAGCCATCGCCCAGGGACCGGACATCACGCACCTGGTAGTGCTGGCCCGCGATCCGCACGGTGTCGCCCACGGCCAGCTGCGGAAACGCAGAAGCCGGACAGGTGATGGCGTAGTCAGTGTCCAGGGCAAGGCCGCTGAGCACGGTGTCGCTTGGTGCTGCAAACCCCACCTGGCGCGTGCGGGACAAGCCACCGCCTGCAGGGGTCCAGCGGCAAGGCACCGTGAGTCCGGCGTTGGCGGCGGACTGGTACAGACGCTCGATGAGGCTCATCAGGACGCCGTGAGCTTGACCAACACACCGGGGCGGTGGCACATGGGCAGCGGGTTGGACTGCGTGTGCAGATCGGTGCCCCGGTCGAACTTGCGCGGCTCCTGCTTGGCGTACAGCGGCTGGCCCAGCGTGTTGACGGTTTCGTTGAAATCCGCCGGCGCAAAATAGGTGCCGAAGGTGTCGATGGTGCCCAGGGGGAAGGCGTGGGCCTCACCTGCCGCGATGAAGCGGCGCGCGTTGCCGCTGGCATCGGTGGCCTGCCCGCGGTACTCCTCGAAGGTGATGCCACCAAAGGTGAAGCCACGTCGCACGTCGTTGATCAGCATGGCCCCGTTCTGCCAGTTCTCGAAGGCTTTTTCGACCTCGGCGTGACCGGTGAGCGCCGCGAAGAACTCCGGAGAGCACAGGCAGTGGACGCCGCTCATGAACTCGCCCTTGAGGTTGTCTTCGATGGCGGCCAGCACCGCGCCGCATTTGGCCTTGACGTTGGTGCCTGTCGCGTTGAGATCGAAAGCCACCGACTGCTGGGTGATGTCGAAGGCGTCGAACAGGTCATAGAGCGTCGAGCCGTCGGCATCCAGGATCACGCCTTTGAGCGCGCCCATGCGGAGGTGCTCCAGGGTGATGGCGTGCTTGTTGCGCATGGTCTCCAGGTGACGGGCGATGACGCCAGCCACGGCCTCCGTCTCGGTTTCCGAGCCGAAGGCACGCAGGCCCTGCACTTCTTCAGGCAGCACCACGTCGTCGTGCGGTATGTGCGGCACTACGAAGGAGCGCAGCTTGCGCTTGCCGCGCACACCGACGGTGCCGGGCGAGCCCGGTGGCATCGTGGGCAGCAGGTTGAGCACACCGTTCATCTCCTCGATGACGATCTGGCGCTGCCGCACGGGCTTGGCCGGCATGAGCTTGAGCTCCTCCAGGCGACCATAGCGGTTGGGCAGGATGTTGATGGCGGCCGTGAGCGCCGCCATCGAAAAAGCGGGGTTGCTGAAAGGGTTGTTCATGTTCAAGCTCCTTGACGAACCAGCACGCCCAATGCCTTGAGCTGGGCCATAGCGAGCGCGCGTTCGGTGAGGGTGATGGCATCGGGCCAGATGAGGGCATGCTCGGCGACGATGGCGTGGCGTGCCACGGCCAGGCCGTCATGGCGCTCGGCCTGCGAGGCATCGCAGTCCTGCAGCAGTACGGCGGCGGCCACCTGGCTGCCGTCGTCGGCGGACGGATCGACCTGCTTGTATTTGCCGCTGGCGGTGACGACGCCGACGACGGTGCCCAGCGTCAGGTTCTGGCCGGAGGCAACGGTGATGCGCTCGCGGGAATACAGGTTGGGGGCCTCGTACTTCAGAAGGTCACCCAGATTCATGGGCTCGGTAAAAGTGGCCATCTCAGATCTCCTTTCCTGCAGGCTGGGCCAGACGCTTGACCGCATCGATCAGCGGGTTGCTGGCGGCGGACAGGGCTGCGTCCGGTGCGATCCGGCTGCTGATTTCAGGGCTGGTATCGGCCTGGGCCGAGAGCAGTTGCTGGCGCACCTGGGCCGGTGCGGTGTTACCGGCCAGAAAGCCGGGGATCAGATCGGCGCGCCCGGCCAGTTGGCAGGTCTGCGCAATCTCGATGGCGTCGGCCATGCTCAGCGTGGCGGCGGCGGCCGGTTCCAGCACGCTGCCAGCAGCATCAGCAACAGCAGGGCGATCCACAGCAGCGGTGTCGGTCCGTTCATTCATCAATGACTCCTTGGGATGGTTGCAAAAAGATTCCGCCTGCGTGGTCACGGCCTTGGCAGTCGGTTGAGGGGAAATCGAAGCGGTGAGCGCGGCCAGTGCCTCGTCGAAGCTGCCGACGGCATCGGCCAGGCCCTTGTCCACGGCGGCCTGCCCGAAGAACAGGGCCGCCTCGGTGTCCTGCACGGCGGCAGGCTCCAGGCCCCGGTGGCGTGCCACGGTCTGTACGAACAGCGCGTAGAGGCGGTCCACCTCCGCGCGCAGAAAGGCGTGGGCCTGGCTGGACATGGGTTCGTGCGGACTGAGGTCGTTTTTGCGCTCGCCCGCGAACACGGCGGTGTAGTGAAGGCCTTCTTTGGCGTCCTTGACCGACTGATCGACGTGCATGGCGATGACGCCAATCGAGCCCACGCCGCCGGTCCGAGAGATAAACACCCGGCTGGCGGCGGACGCCAGCGCATAGGCCGCAGAAAACGCCATGTCGTTGGCCACGGCCCAGACCGGCTTGATCCGGCTGGCCGAGCGGATGCGGTCGGCCAGATCGAACACGCCGCCGGACTCACCGCCAGGTGAATCGACGTCCAGCAAGATGGCCTCCACGCTGGGGTTGGCCAGGGCCGCTTCCAGCTGCGCCGCGATGGTGGTGTAGCTGCTCAGGCCCGATTCGGCTTCCAGGCCCACGGTGCGGCGCACCAGGGTGCCGTGGATCGGGATCACGGCCACACCCGGGCTGGAAGCGGCCACGGGGCGTGCAGTGGGGCTGAAGCTGTTGGGGATAGCCAGATCCTGCAAGCCCAGGCGCGGGCCCAGCACGGCCAGGATCACGTCGAGTTTTGGGCGATGGATGGCCAGCGGCACGCCAAACAGGCGCGCCGCCAGATGGGGCAGCACGGTCATGGGATTCCTTTGAAAAAACTCAGGCGCTCAGCCCGCAGAGCCGATGCCGGTGTCGTCGGGGGCGAGCGCGTCGCGATGGGGTTTAGCGATGGAGCCGTCCCGCGTCGTGTAGCGGGGATCGGAATCGAAGATCAGGCCGAGGTCATCGGCACGCTGGTTGTCGGCGGCGATCTCGCGGTCGATGTCCTCGACGTCGTAGCCGTTGCCGGAAATTGCCTCGGAGCGGCTCATCAGCCCGGAGCGAATGGCCAGCAACATGGCCTTGAACTCTTTTTCCGGGTCCACCCACTGCCAGCCTTGCGGAATCCACTTGGCCTGCAGGTACTGGCGGCGGCGCACCGCACCGCCCTTGACGAAGCCCGGCGCCTCGAGCGCGCCGGCGAGCACAGCCTGCTGCATCCAGGCCGCCCACACCGGGCGGCACATCTGGTGCACCAGGACGCCGTGCTGCACCATCTCGCAGCGGCGGCGGAACTCCAGCATGCCGGCACGGATGGACGAGTAGTTCACGCCGGTCAGATCGCCCGTGAGCTGTTCGTAGGTGATGCCCACGGCAGCCGCCACGGCCCGGAACTGCGTGCGCAGAAACTCCGAGTACGAGCCACCGACATCGGCCGGGTCGGAAAACTTGATGTCCTCGCCCGGCTCCAGGATCTGCAAGGTGCCGGGCTCCAACCCTGCCAGGGCAATACCCTCGGCATCAGCCGCGCCTTCGCCCATGAGGTTGTCCTCAGGACTCTGGCGGGTGACGAATCCCGCAAACATGGCAGCGGTTTTCTTGCGCACCAGCTCGGCGTCGTCGTACTGATCCAGTTCATTGAGCTTGACCAGCGCCCGTGATAACCAGGGCTCGCCCCGGATCTGGCCGGGCCGCAGCACACGGTAGAGGTGGGCGATCTCGCGCGCATCCACCCGCACGGTGTCCAGGCCGCCCAGGCCGGACATGGGGGCCAGGCTGCCGTCCTCGGGGTGTGCGCGGTACAGGTGGTAGGCCACGCGGCGGCCCAGACGGTCGAACTCGATGCCCGAGCGCACCACGTTGCCGGACGCCAGCTCCATGTTGAGCGTGATCGGCAGGTGCTCCGGCTCCAGCAGCTGGAGTTGCAGCGGCACGGCCAAGCCATCTTCTGCCCGGCGTGGACGCAGCCGGATCAGGCATTCGCCGCCTTCGAGCATGGCCCGGCAGGCCAGGGATTGCAGCCCGTAGAAATCGGTCTGTCCGGCCGCGTCGGCGTCCTCCACCCAATCGCGCCAGAGCGCCTGCACTTCGGTCTTGAAGCGTTCGTCGCTGGAGAGGCTTTGCGGCTTGATACCGGTGCCCACCGCATTGGCGACGTAGGCTTCCAGCGCCGCCTGTGCCCAGGCGTTGCGGCGCACGAGATCGCGGCTTTTGCTGCGCAGATCGGCGTTGGTGGCCAGCATGGTGGCCACTGCGCCCGGATTGCCCGGCGTCCAGGCCAGGGCGCGACGGCCACGACCGGCGGCCTCATGTATCGGCTGGCCGAAGAGGCCTTGCCGGATTCTGGAGAACCAGGACATCAGAAGTCCTTGGCCGTGGTGACACGGATCTGCCGCTTCGGGCGCGTGCCGCGGCTGTGCGCAATGCCGGCCTCCACAGCGCGGATCGCGGCTTGCAACTCGGCCACGCTGCGGTATTCGACGGTTTTGTCGCCAAAGCTCACCCGGCGCTCGCCAGTGGCCAGGGCCTTTTTGAGGGCTTTGAGTTGTGCAGGGGTGTAGCTCACGCTTGTCCTCATCAGCGAAACGATTGCTTGAGCCAGCGGCTGGGGATGACCCGCCGACCGGCTGTACGGTTTGCAGAAACAGCAAGGCCACCGCTGGGGGTGGCCTCGTTCAAATCGATGTTGGGGATGGGTCCCGCCCCATCCGGTGGGGCATTCAGTCCCAATTGCCGCTCCATCTCACGCCAATGGCGTTCCTCGAAGCGGTCCAGTCCGGCAGCCGCTGCAGCGGCGCGGGCATAGACGTAACAGTCCAGCGCCTCGTTGCGCTCGCGCATCTTTTGCCATTCGCGCACGGCAAAGCCGTTGCGGCCCGGTCGGGTGATCAACTGCTCGGCGCAGAGCTGCTGGACGAATTCGGCGTCGATCCTGGGCAGATGCACAAATCCGGCCGGGAACACGACGCTTACGCCGTCCTCGGCCACTTCAGCACTTTTGCGCAGGTTGTTGTAGAGCTCCAGCTTGGCGATGCCCACGGTGATGCTGAACACCTTGATGCCCCGGCGCAGCTTGCGCCCGCCCTGGCTCATGTCCACCGCCGTCGGCGTACCGATCAGGGCCGCGCCACGCGCCACCCCTTTGACGGCCATCACTCGCGCATCGCGGCAACCGCGCACGAAGGCATAGGCCTCCTGCGTGGCGAAGCCGGTGTCCACGGCCAGACGGGCCAACGGCATTTGCACCCCGCTGGCATGGGTCCAGTGTTCGCCCAGCAGGCCTGCGAGCCGCTTCCACACGTCCTCCCGGGCGGTATCACCCATCAGCACGCGGTGCTCGATCAGCCACGACTCCTTGCCGCGCCCGAAGGCCCACACCGACACCTCGATGCGATCCTTTTGCACGTCAGCACCCGCTGCCAGCAGTAGGCCACCCAGGGGCACGCTGCCGATGCGGTAGTCCTCCCGACGCTCGATCAGGCGCTGCCAGTCGGGCGCTTCGCCTTCCTCGACCCAGGTCTCGCCCAGCTCGGTGTTCTTGAAGGTCTTGATGGCGGCGGCCGAGCCGGATTCCTTGCTGATGGCGGCTTCCCAGGCGGCGGCGATGTCGCGCCAGCTGCGCCAGCCCACCGGGCTGTACAGCGAGGACAGATGAAAACCCGCCGTCCTGGCGTTGCCTTCCGTCGCCATGGCGCGCCACTCGCCTTGTTCCAGCATCCAGGTCTTGTGGTGCTCGGCAATGGGCGTGTCGCAGGCCTCGCATACATAGGCTGCCGTTTCCGGCTTGCTGCCGCTTTCGTCGCGCTGCCAGCGTAGCTGCTCGAAGCGCAGCCACTGCCGGTGCTGGCAGTGCGGACACGGCACAAAGTAGCGCCGCTGGTCGCTGGCCTCGTATTCCCGCTCGATGGCGGAAGCGCCCGCAATCGTCGGCGTGGAGACGATGAAGATCTTGCGCCGGGCAAAGGTGCGTGTGCGCGCCTCGGCCAGGGAGATCGCGTCGCCTTCGCCTTCCACGTCCAACGGGTAACCGTCCACCTCGTCCAAAAACAGATAGCGCACCGGCATCGAGCGCAGGCCCACGGCGCTGTTGGCCCCGGTCATCACCAGCACTCCGCCACGGAACTCCTTGGCCAGAATGGTGTTGCCCGAGTCGCGCGAGCGTGCCGGGGAGATCAGCTCGGCCAGCACACCCGACTCCTCGATCAAGGGGTCGATGCGCTGCTTGGAGTTGCGCTTGGCCATTTCCACTGTGGGCCAGACGGCCATCATGGGCCCCGGCGCATGGTGGATGACGTAGCCGATCCAGTTCGAACCCATCTCGGTTGCGCCCAGCTGGGCCGCCTTCATGAACACCACACGCTCGACGGATGAAGTCGGTGAGAGGCAGTCCATGATGGCCTTCAGGTAGGGCGTGCGGCTGGTGCGCCAGCGCCCCGGCTCGGCCGAGGCCTTGCTGGAGAGCATTCGGTGGCGATCCGACCACTCGGACACGGTCAGCAGTGGATCGGGCATCAAGCCCTCACGCCAGGCGCGTTCGATCTCCAAAGCGCCTTCGTAATCCTTGTCCATCGTTTTTGAGTCCACTCGCTCAGTCCACACGCGGGCGCAGATCGCCCAATTCCTGCAGATGCTCCCGCACGGCGGCCTCCAGCGCGATGTGCATCGCGTGGGGATCGATGGCCAGTCTGGCGGCCATCTGCGCCGACACGCGGGCGGGCCAGTTCAGCCAGGCATCGCGCTCGGCACGCGCCAGCTTGAACACATGGGCGATGGCCTGGTTGCGGTCCACCAGCTCGCCCTTGAGACGGGCCAGCCGCACTTTGTTGGTTTGCGCCTTGACCACCTCGTTGACGGTGCGCGCCTGCAGCAGCGACGCGCCACCGCCGGCAGGCAAGGCGGCATGACCCTCTCCAGCAGGAACGGGGTTGGTGATTTCCGGCGGCATGGCGACCTGAACCGCGCGGGTGCGCGTGCCGGTACGCCGGGCCTCGGTATTGCGCGCCCACTCTGCGTCGGCGCGCTGCGGATCAAGGGTGCCGTCCGCCTCCGGGGTGATGCGACCTGCCGCGATGGCCTTGCGCACCGCCGCGTCGGAAACGCCACGGTGGCGCGCGTAGGCGCGAATCGAGAGTCCCATCGACAGCTTCTTCCATCATTTTTTTGTGTGCCTGCAACTTGAACAAAAAGAGCTTGGCTTTTGGGGCGAACAGCGCGTTCATCACGTCATCGATCAACCACCTCAAAGGAGCACACCATGAGCACCATCCAACTCACCCCCACCCAGCACGCCATCCTCGACAAGGCCATCCACCACAGTGGCGGCCGGATCGACTGGTTTCCGGACAACATCAAAGGCGGCGCACGCAAGAAAGTGCTGGACGGCCTGTTCAAGCGCGCCCTGATCACCACCGACGGCACCGACTGGTTTGCGGCTGCGGAGGCTTACGACGCCCTTGGTCTGCCACGTCCTGGCAAGCCGCAAGCACTGCCCGAGCTCGACCAGGAGCTGGACCAGGTCATCACCAAAGCCGAGACCCGCTGGCAGCAGGAAGCCAAACCGGCTCCGCGCACCCGTCAAAACAGCAAGCAGGCCGAAGTCCTGCGCATGCTGCAGCGCCCCGAAGGGGCCAGCATCCGCCAGATGTGCGAGGCCACCGGCTGGCAGGCGCACACGGTGCGGGGCGCGTTGGCCGGCACATTCAAGAAAAAGCTCGGCCTGAGCATCAGCTCCGACAAACCGCAGGGCGGCGAGCGGGTCTATCGCATCGCCTGAAAAAAAGATCGGGAAAGAGGCCAAGAAAAAGCTTGGCTTCTCTATCAAACAGCGCGTTACTACAGACATCGCAACGCAGCCCCAAAGGAGCACACCATGACCCGCACCCTCGATCAACGCATCAACAGCCTGCGCCCTGGCCACGAAATCGAACTGAGCCGCAGCAACGGGTTCTGGGTGACAGCAGAGCGCAGCGGATGCGGCAAATGGCTGCGTTTTGTACGCCACCACGCCAACGGTTTTGAGGTCATCAAGACCAGCCGGTTTTGAGCTACAGGCCAAGCCGAAACATCTCAAAAAAGATGCATGAAACGCTTGGCTTCTTCTCCGGACAGCGCGTTACTACAAGCATCGCAACGCACACCCGAAGGAGCACAACATGAACGCCAACACCAGCATCCCCGCCACCCAGAACGAAGGCTGGGGTTTTTGGGGAACGATGGGCGGCCACGCCTCGACAGCTTGGCCCCTGGCCATGCACACCATCGCAGATACCACCGGCCAGGATTTGGACAGCGTCCGCGCCTTTCTCGACAGCCGCTACGGACGTCACTTTGCAGATGAGGTCCACAACGCCGTCTACACCGGCCAACCCCTGCCGCAAGCCATCACCAGCGCCACCCAGAAGTGGATGGCCTTCTCGACAGACCGCAGCAGCTACAAAGGCCTGGGCATCCCGGTGGGCTTGGCTTACCTCACGGGCCTGGTGGTTCACTGCGCCATCTTCGAGGAGATGAACGCATGAGGTCCATGCCTGCCACCGAACGGGAGCAGGCCTTGCGCTGGCTCCTGGCCACCCGGCGTCCAGGCCTTTCCATCGAGCAGGCCGTGCGCCTGCTGTGCCAGGTGCTGAGCCCGGATCACGCCACGCTGCAAACGCTGCAGCGCATCGCCCGGGAGCAAGAAGCCAAGGAATCAGCCGAATCCAAGTGTCCGTTCAACTGGCGCAAGTCTGCGGGTCTGCCGCCATACGACTGGCTTTCTGGCCGCTGAATTCTTCCCAACGGCGCACGATCACGTCCACGTACTTCGGGTCCAGTTCGATCAGCCGTGCGATGCGCCCGGATTTTTCGGCCGCGATCAGCGTGGTGCCGGAGCCGCCAAAAGGATCGAGCACCACATCACCAGGGCGGCTGGAATTGCGGATGGCCCGCTCCACCAGTTCCACCGGCTTCATGGTCGGGTGCAGATCGTTTTTCTGGGGCTTCTTGATCGCCCATACATCCCCTTGATCACGGTCGCCACACCAGTGGCGCTCAGCGCCCTCGGGCCATCCGTAGAGGATCGGCTCGTACTGGCGCTGGTAGTCGGCTCGGCCCAGGGTGAAGGTGTTTTTCGCCCAGATGATGAAGGTGGACCAGTGGCCACCCGCTGCGCGGAATGCCGACTGCAAGGTGTCCAACTCGGACGAGGACATGGCCACGTAGACCGCGCCACGGCAGTGCGCCAGCGTGGGCGTGAGCGCCGCCAGCAAAAAGTCGTAAAAGCCCTTGCCCAGGTTGTCGTTGAGGATGGCGCGATCCTTGCCGCGCATCTTGTCCTTGGCACTGTTGGCGTAGTTCACGTTGTAGGGCGGATCGGTAAACACCATGTCCACCGGCTCACCCTCAAGCAAGGCCTCATAGCTGGTGGCCATGGTGGCGTCACCACAAAGCAGCCGGTGCGGACCCAGTTGCCAGACATCACCAGGACGTGACACCGGCACTTCCTGAACCTCCGGCACCGTGTCCTCGTCGCACTGGCCCCCGATTTCCGGTTCATCGCCTGCCAGCAGATCGGCCAGGGCATCGGCATCGAAGCCCGTGAGATCCAGGTCAAACCCGTCGTCCTGCAGGGCCTGCAGTTCGATGCGCAGCATCTCCTCGTCCCAGCCTGCGTTTTCGGCAATGCGGTTATCCGCAATCACCAGCGCCCGGCGTTGGGTGGGCGTGAGGTGGTCGAGCACGACCACCGGCACGCTGCTCAGGCCCAACTTTTGTGCGGCGGCCAGCCGTCCGTGACCAGCCACGATGACGCCATCGCTGTCCGCCAGGATCGGGTTGGTGAAACCAAACTCCACGATGCTGGCGGCAATCTGTGCCACCTGGCTGTCAGAGTGGGTGCGTGCATTGCGGGCGAATGGCACGAGTTTGGCGGTGGGCCAGTGCTCGATTTTGTCGACGAGCCATTTCATGATGCCGACTCCTCGCGCGCTGCCGCGACTTCGTCAAAGCTCTGGCCTGTGGCCAGCAGCGTGATGTGCACGTCCGGATGGTTCTGCCGGAAGCGCCGCAGCGCCACATCCACATATTCCGGGGCGATCTCGACAGCCCGGCAGATGCGCCCGGTGCGCTGGGCGGCCATCAAGGTGCTGCCGCTGCCACTGAAGGGCTCGAACACCAGATCGGTCTCATTCGTAAAGGCCTCGATGGCGAATTGGGGCAGCGCGACAGGAAACACGGCCGGGTGGTCGATGCCTTCACCGATCCGGCCTTTGTGCCGCATGACACGGATCACCGAGTCGGGAATACGCATGTCCTGCGTGGGCTGGCCCGCATGCGTCCAGCCACCCACCTCGCCGTCTTTGCCACGCATGGCGGTGGAGGAGCCATCGGCGCGCAGATGCGTTTCCTGCCCGGCAAACTTGCAGGGCACGATCTTGTTGGGCTTGCGGCTGGCCCGGTTGAAATGGAAGACGAACTCAAAGCTGGGAGCCAGACGTCCCTGCCAGTCACCCGGCATACCCGGGCCTTGATCCCAGACGTACCAGCCAAAGCGCCGCCAGCCCTGGGAGCGCATCCAGCCCAGCCACGCATCCCAGTACGGGATGAACTCGTTGTCGCGGTGGATCAGGCCCAGATTGACCAGCACCTGGCCGTCCTGCGCCATGGGCAGGTGCGCGAACACGCCGCGCATCAACCCATCCCAATCGGCGATGCCGCCGGTGGTGTAGTCGCGCTGGTTGCCATAAGGCGGTGAGGTGAAGCACAGCGCCGCCTGCTCATCGCCCATCAGAGCCGCGATCACATCGGGATCGCTGGCGTCGCCGCAGATCAGGCGGTGCGCGCCGATGGCCCAGACATCACCTGTGCGGGACACAGGCGTGGCGGGTGTTTCCGGCAGGGCATCGATGGTCTCTTCGTTATCGGCCGCATCCTCTTCCCCGGCGCTGACGTCCGTTTGTGCATCCTCGCCACCATCGAGGGTGAGCAGATCCTGCAGCTCGCCATCCTCGAAACCGGTCAAGTTCAACTCATACCCGACTTCCGACAGTTCGGCCGGCTCCAGGGCCAGCATCTCCTCGTCCCATCCAGCATCCAGGGCCAGACGGTTGTCGGCGATGACGTAGGCACGCTTTTGTGCCGTGGACAGGTGCGCCAGTTCGATGACCGGCACTTCGTCCAAGGCCAGCTTGCGTGCGGCGGCCAGACGCCCGTGGCCCGCGATGATGCCGTTGTCGCCATCGACCAGGATCGGGTTTGTCCAGCCGTACTCGACGATGCTGGCCGCGATCTTGGCGATCTGCGCTTCGGAATGGGTGCGCGGATTGCGGGCATAGGGAATCAGCGTCTCGACCTTGCGGTAGTCGACGTTCAGGGCGTTCAAGGTGTGGATTCCAGTCAAGAGGCACCATGCCATGGCGACACGGCCCAAAAAACGAAACCCGCCGACGGACAAATGCCGTGGGCGGGCTGGAGTGCAAAAGTGCGAACTACAAGGAGTGGGGTGCGAACCGCGAACCCGTGCGAACCTGGGTTTTTGCTTTGACGCTAGGCAAGCGCCGCGCTCGCGCCCCCCGCATGGGTTTTTGGGCAGGAAGGACCCGTTTTCCCCTTGGGGAGCGTGGCTGTGAAGCCACTGTCGCTTCGGAGCTACTGTGGCTTTGACGTCACCGTCGACTCAAAGTCACTGATCCCGAGCATGGGGTGAATCCTAGCCCCAAAAGCCGGATTTTGTTGCACGCCCAAAAACCGCTGATGGCCGCTGATGCACTCAGATGGCAACCCATACCCGCCAAATCACGTTAAATCACTACGCGATGGATTTCGTGCCGATCGGACCGATGATGGTTATTCGGCGTCCTGGCTGAACGCCGCAGGCAGATCCCGGGCGCTGTGCAGGATGCGCACGATCAGCACAGCGTCCGGACCCGACTCATAAAAGATGACGTAGCGCCCGTGGACGCAGGAGCGGATGCCGTCGCTCAACTCCGGCCGCAGACGGTAGCTGACGGGGCTGGCTGCGATGCGCTGACACCGGGCACGCAGTTCGCGCACAAAGCTCAGGGCGCGCGTGGGGTTGTCGTTTGCAATGTAGTCGGCAATGGCTTCGAGGTCTTGCTCGGCCAGCGGGGTAAAAGCCAGCTGCATCAGCGTTCAGCCTGCGCGGCGTACTTGGCCTCCAGACGGTCGAATACCGCGTCGGTCGAGATGGCGGGGCCACTGGTACGGCCTGCTGCAATTTCGGCGCGCAGGGCTTCGAGTTCCAGCTGCCTGCGCTCCTCACGCTCTTCCAACAAACGCAGCCCGGCGCGCACGACCTCGCTGACGTTGTTGAAACGACCACTTTGCACCTGGTCGCGGATGAAGGTTTCGAAGTGATTGCCGAGAGCGACGCTAGTGGGCATGGCCAATCTCCTAATTGTTAATAACAGTTATTATCCATGCCGCTTTCCCACGGGTCAATGCATGGCTGCGTTCAGGTGATTGACCACCGTCTCCAGCGCCCGCTGCCACCGCCGCCATGCCGTGCTGCGGTCACAGGCAAAGCGGATGGTGATGTCGCGCCAGCCGTAGCGTTTGGCCCGCATCCACACCAGATGGCGCTGCTCCACTTCCAGCCACTGCACCCACTTCATGGTTTCCAGCATCCGGTCGATGGCTTCAGGTGAAGGCGGGAATGGCCGGTAGATACGCTCGTCGGCCGCCAGGAGCTCCCACTCCTTGCGCACGATGGCGGGCCAGGTGTTGAAGTAGCCCTGCACACGCACGGGCGGCAGGCGTCGTCCTGTGCTGGCGGCCTCTTCGAAGCGGGCCGCCACTTCCTCGATCGTCCAGTCCTGGCGCATCTCACACCTCCAGTCCGGATGCGTGTTGCTGGATGGCCCAATGCAGCAAGGCCAGCGCATCGGCTTCGTTGTCGTCCGAAGGGCAGTGGCCGCGTGCGCGCATGGCAGCAATCACCTCGCCTTTACCCGCATTGCCTTTGCCGGTGGCGTGCTTTTTGATGGTGCCGACCGGCACGCCCTGATACGGGATCTGGTGGTGCTCGCACCAGGCGGTGAGCGTGGCCATGAAGCCGCCGTATGCGTGCGCCGCGTCAGTTGAGACGTGACGGCGCACTTCCTCGAAGTGCAGACAGTCGATACCGTCCGACGCCTGCTTGATCTCGGTGAGCCAGCGCTTGAAGCGCAGAAAACGCATGCCGCCACCTTCGAAACGCTGTGGGCGGAAACTCTCGCAGCCGCTGGTGATGTGACCGTCGCTGCCGCGCAGCGCCCAGCCGGTGGTGGTGCCCAGATCCAGGGCAAGAATGGTCGTGGTCATGGTGTCAGTCCTGGTTGGATGGGGGAGAACTGACGCTTCCGACGTGGTTTATCGAAACCCTCATAAGGCGTGCGCACGCGCACACGCGCGGGAAAGTTACGACGTAGCGCGTCGGATGTGTCAGTTCAATGGGGTTGGGGTGATGCCTTCAGTCGGCATAAGGGACGTAAGCGGGTGCAGGCGTGTGCTTGAGGCCCACCCCACGAAAGCCCCGCACGCCAGAGCTGTTGCGCCACTTCTCGACGCCACGCGTGATGAGCAGGTCTGAGAACCGCCGCTGCGATCCAATGAACTCGCCCGCGGCATCCGCCCACTGCTTCCAGTCGTTGAAGAGCTCGGCGGTGAGCGACTTGGCGTTGACCTCGCGCACGCAGCGCTCCTGCAGCCAGCGACCCAGCGCGTCCTCGGCCTCGAAGTACTCCTCGGTGGCATCGACGACCTGTTGTGGGGGCGCGAGCTTGCCCAGGCTCTGCCAGTTCAGGCAGCCTTGCACCGCCCAGGCCAGGATGCCGTCGCACTTAGCCAGCAGCTTCTGCTGCAGATGCTTGTCGCGTTTATCGGGTGGCACGGTGATCGTGAACGGGATCAGGTGCAGCCTGCGTTTCATGGCCTCGTCGATGTTGCGGATGGCGGGCTTGTGGTTGCCCGCCACGAACAGCTTGAACTGCGGGAAGAACTCGAAGAAGTCCTGGCGCATGAAGCGTGCGGAGATCTTGTCGCCTCCCGTCAGGTTCTTGACCTTGGACTCGGCCCAGCGTCGCCCCTGTTCAGTCTCGATGGCCGCCACGAAGCGCGCCCCGCGCAGCCCCGCCATGTCGGTCGGGTGCCGGTCGGTGCGTGTTTCCATGAAGGTGTCCATGGGTGCATTGGTGGCGTAGTCGCCCAGGATGGTGGCCAGCGTGTTGACGAACACCGACTTGCCATTGGCCCCAGTCCCGTACAGAAAGAACAGGGCGTGTTCGCGCGTCGAGCCGGTCAGGGCGTAGCCCGCCATGCGCTGCAGGTAGGCCTGCAGATCGGCGTCGCCCCCCGTGACCTCGGACAGAAACTGCCGCCAGATCGGGCACTCACCGCCAGGGGTGGCCGTGGTGATCTTGGTCATGCGGTCGGCCCGGTCGTGCGGACGTTGCCTGCCGGTCTTGAGATCGATCACACCGCCCGGGGTGTTGAGCAGCCAGGGATCAGCATCCCACTCCGCCGTGGTGGCCGCATGCCTGCGGTCAGCGCGTGCCAGTCGCTCGACGCCACCGACGGTGCCGGAGCTGGCCAGCTTGACGGCGATCTTCGGGTTCTCCGCCCGCACGGCGGCATGGCGGCAGACGCTGCGGATCAGGTCGGTGGCTGCCAGCGTGTCCTCGGTGCGCCAGCGGTGGCCATCCCAGACCAGCCAGCGCCCCCAGGCCGCCAC